AGCCTCGGCCTCGTCGACTACAAGGACGGTGCGGTCCTCGCGCTCCCGATCCTGTTCCTGGAGGAAGCGTGAGCGAACCGCCATGGACGACGAACGCGCGCAAGAGGGCCGAGAAGGCCGCGCTCGATCGCGGAGGCATCGCGACGGCGGAGGAGCTCGCCGTGCTCATCGGGGCCCCGCTCGAGGAGACGGAAGACGCGCTTCGGAAAATGCAGGCGGAAGGCATGGTCGAGTCGATCGCGGTGGAGCCCAAGAGGAAGCCCAAGAGGAAGCATGGCACAGCTCGGTGACATCTTCTCCGGGATCCCGCCCGGCGCGACGAAGAAGGCGCTCACGGCGATTGTGCAAAAGACACGGCGCAAGCGCTTCGTGGTCCCGTTCGTGGGCCGGTTCGCCGCGGCCCAAGCCGTGCTCGCGGCCGGCGTGAAGCCGACGCAGCTCGTCACGTCCGACATCAGCCTGTTCTCGTCCGTCCTGGGCTACGCCGCATCAGGCCAGGATGTGCGCGCGCTCGGCATGGTCCTGTCCAAGGTATGCGATCTGGCGCTCGAACGCCTGGCGCAAATCCAGAACGAGAAGGAGGGAGATGGCACGACCTGAGCCCTACGTCTTGCCCGACGTGCTCCAGCCCGGCCTCGACGTCGTGTTCTGCGGCACGGCCCCGAGCCTGACGAGCGCGCGTGTCCGCGCCTACTACGGGAACCCGCAGAACAGGTTCTGGCCCACGCTGCACGAGGTGGGCTTGACGCCGCGGCTTGTCGCGCCCGAGGACTACGTGTTCATCCTGAGATACGGCCTCGGCCTGACCGACGTGTGCAAGACGGCGAAGGGGATGGACGCGAAGATCCCGCGCCACGCGTTCGACCCGGCCATGCTGTGGCGCAAGATCGGTGTGTACCGTCCGGCGCGCCTCGCGTTCACGAGCCTGCGCGCGGCACGCGAAGGTCTCGAGCCGTTCGACGTCCATGTAGGCGCCGCCATCGTGGATCTCGGGGTCCATCAAGGACGAGACGCAGCGCTCGATCGCTTCGTCTTCCTTCGGCACGGCCTACTCCGGCGCGACCGCGGACTCAGCTACGGCTCGATCGGCACCTTCAACCACGCCGACGTGTGGGTTATGCCGTCCACGAGTCCGGCCGCTCGTCCCCACTTTCAGATTGCGCCCTGGCGTGCACTTGCCCACGATGTGTCAAACGGATATCAAAAAGATGTCAAACGGGTATCAAAAGGGGGTCAAGAACGGACGTCGAGGGGGCACACGTGAAGCTGAGCGCGCGCGTGCGCCGCGTCTACTACGACGCGATCGTGAGGGGCGAGAAGACGACGGAGTTCCGGGCCGACAAGGCGTTCTGGAGCACGCGGGTCCATTCCCTGATGCGGGAACACGAGCACGACGGGAGCCTCACGGTGGGTGAGCGCGTCGTGTTCCACGAACCGAGGCCGAGCCTGGTCCTCGTGTGCGGGCACGAGAAGCACGAACGCGAGATCGTGTCCTTGGCCTGGTTCACGAGCGCGGAGGAGGGACTCGGACGGGAGCCGAGCGAGCAGGGGCGCCAAGACCTGGGCGAGGGCCCCGTGTACGGCTTCGATCTGGGGCGAACGCTGTGAACGTGATTGTACTGACCGAACAGGAACGCGCGCGCTTCGCCGCCTACCTTGATCAGGAGGCAGCGACGAGCGAGGGCCTTGCGGAGCAAGCTGCGAAACTCCGGATGTACGAACCGCTCGTGGAACGGCTCCGCGGTGAGGCTCTGGCCTACCGCAGAATCGCGCAAGTCCTGCGTTCATGGGAGAAAGAGAGGCTGTGACGTGAGGTGTGCGTGCGGGTCCAACCTGTTCGACCGGAAGTACGCGCGCACGGTGCAAGTGGTGCAGAGGCTGGACGGCAAGGAGAGCGTGGTGGACGACGTGAGCGTGCATCAAGGCACGACGTGTGCCCGGTGCGGGGCCCCGGTGGAGGATGAGTGAGTCAGACGACGCTCGAGGGGACCACGAGCCCGATCGTCGCGTCGACGCGGAAGCACGCGTGCGGGGCCCCGTGCCCCTTGACAGGGCAGGGCACGGCGCGCGTCCATTGCACGGAGCTCGAGGGACACGGGATGTGTCACGTGTGGCGTCATCGAATCTCGTGGTACGGAGACGACCCGAACTCGGTGACGCGCATACGGTAGGCTGGGTCCTGCAGGCCAGGTTCGCAGGATTCGGGCGCGGCTGGAACACGCCGCAGCACGTGCCCGGAATCCTGCGCGAGTTCGGGTACGAGCCCGACGTCTACGTGTGCGATAGGACGCAGCGCGTGCACGGGGTCCGCGTCGACATCGAACGCAAATGGCGCCCCGACATCGTGGCCGACATGAATCGTCTGCCGTTCAGGGACCGCGCGTTCCGGTGCACCTTCTTCGATCCGCCATACGACGTGCCGTACAAGAAGGCGGTGCGCGAGGTCGCGCGCGTGAGCTCGGAGCGCCTCGCCGTGCTCCACGTGCGCGACGTTCACGTGCCGTTCGTGAGGTCCGATCCGTGGCGGCGCGAGGCCACGATCCTGCTCCTGTGCGGGCGTGATTCGGTCGTACGATGTCTCAACCTGTGGCGCCGTTGGGAGCCTTGGCTCACGGACAGGCGCGGTCCCCGAGGCCGCGCATGAATCTCGTGAAGCCGCCGCCGGGCACGCCATACAGCTTCACGATCTGGGAGCCCTACGTCGTGTACGCGGCACACGGATACTTCAAGCGGGTCGGATCGTGCAAGCCCGACCTGTGCGGGGCCGCGTGCTGCCGCATCGTGTCGGGCGGGGGCCGGGAGCACACGCGGTACATGGCGGCCGTGCTCGGCGTGCGCACCGTGCACTACCTCAAGCGAGCGAAGACGTGGTGGTTCGAGAAGCCGTGCGCGCAGCTCAAGGGGTTGCTGTGCGGGATCCAGAAAGTGAAGCCGGCCGTGTGCTACCAGTTCCCGTCGACGCCGTCGGACGGCCATTATCAGGTCGTGCGCAACGTGTGCTCGTACAGGTTCGTTCGCATCACGAAGCGCGCGGCCTTCGCGATTTGGCGAAAGCGAGACCGGGCCATACGAGCGTGGCGGCGTCGAAGGGGTTAAGCCGGGACCGCGCAATCCGCGTGCATGAGGTTCAAGGCGCTGAAGGACAAGCGGAACAAGGACGTGTTCGTGGACCTCCTGCTTGACGCGGGATCCGAGCCGTACATCACGGTCACGTTCGAGCAGAATCCCGCGGAGCTCACGTCGCAGGGCGCGGACGATCTGGGTCAAGCTCTGGTGAAGGCCGCAAAGGCCCACCGGGACCTCGTCTCAGGCAAGGCTTAAGACGAGGACGCATCCTGTACGTGTGCCCCTTGCAGTAGGAGTCGCGGTCCCGCCCCCATCTCCCCCTCGAGGCGGGACCGCACCTTTTTAGTCCGTGCCGCGTTCCCCGTGGCAGCCCCGTGGTGTAGAGGCCAAGCATCCTCGATCCTGGGTCGGGTGACGTCTGTTCGAAGCAGGCCGGGGCTATCGTTCCATACAAGACACGGTCGAAAAGGAGCACGTGAAGGCTTAAGCGTCGTGCCGGGCTAATGGACGCGTGTGCCTGAGCTGCGTGCAGAACGTGCCCAGCACGGCCGCCGTGCCCTCACCATGCGCGTGCACCGAGTGCCTCTCCCTGAACATGAACACGAGCACACCGCTCACGAGGTGCCCCGCGTGTAAGCACCAGGTGCAGAACGCGTCGGGCTACCTCACGCTCGGGCCCGAATGGACGCCGGAGTTGGAATGGCCGCCGTAGAGCCGGTCAAGGAACAGAAGCTCGAGACGAACACGCGGCGTCGCCTCCTGATGCAGTTCCTCGCGAGGACCGCGGGGCAGCCGACCGAGATCGAAGTGAAGAAGGTCGCGATCCAGTTCGACGTCCATTTCACCACGATCTACGCGGACCTGGCCGCGATCCGCAAGGAGATGCAGATCAAGCTGACCCAACGCGACCCCACGTTCTGGGTCATGCTCGCGAACGCGACGTTCGAATCGGCCATACGCGAGCTCCACGGTCTCGTGGGCGAGGCCGAGGACGTGCGCGACCAGGCCAAGCTCGTGAACGAGGTCGACGGGCTCACGCCGCGACAGAAGGCCGACGTGGACATCCGGACCTACGATCTGCGCTTGCGCAGCGTCGAGCGGAGGCAGGGCCTGTTCGACGACATCGTGGAGCGCACGGACAGGCACATCGGGCTCCTGCAGCGCTTCGGGGTCCTGCCGAAGGCCCCGGACAAACTGCAGGTCGAGGGCCACGTGGACACGGTCGCGGTCCAGTTCATCGTGGACGCGGTCCTGCGTGACGATCCCGAGGGGACCAAAGGCACGTTGGACCAGATGCGGAAGCGCGCGCTCGAGGCATTGCCTGCGGGAGACCCATGAGACAGCACGTGCACGTCGTGTTCCTGTGTCACGTGTGCCGGATGCCGATCCAGGATATCTCGGTCCACGTCGAACCCGAGGAGAGACGCGCCATGGTTGATTCCGTGTCCCAGGTCGTGGTGCACAAGGAATGCACGGGCACGCCTCATCTCGATGCCGCGCTGGGGCGATCCTGACGTACGCTTATTGCCAGGGCTGCGGGGAGAGCGCACGCCACCGCGCGGATGAAGCACCCCCGGACCACATCGCGAACCATTGCGCGACGTCCGCATGGAAGCCGGACGGTTCAGACCAGGCTTGGGATTCGACCTGGTGGCAGGCGAAGCGCGTCGTCCTGATCCGTGACTCGATCGTGAACCCGGACGATCCCGCGAATCCGTGGAAACGGCACCCGAAATGCCAGGGCTGCGGCCATGTCTGGGAGGACACGGTCGACGGCGTGCTCCAAGGACAAGGCTCGGTCGCGTGGGGCGTGTGGAACGGGAAAGGCGCGCTACGCGACGAGGATTGGGTCGAGATCCAGCACATCAAGCCGAGGCAGGACGGGGGCACGAACCACCCGTCGAACCTCGCCGTGCTGTGCCGCCGGTGTCACGTGCGCACGTTCAAGCGGGGCTACGCGGGCGTCCCGACCACGCCGTACAAGCAGAGGCGGCTCCCATGATGTCCCGAGCCGACGTCGATGCCATGTTCGACCAGGCCGGCCTTGAGCTCCAGGAGAGGCGACGCGTGCGCGCCGCGCTCGCAGATCCACGCGTATTCGCACGTGAGTATTTCGAGTTCGAATGCGAGACACCCGAGTTTCTCCAGGATGTGTACACGGCGACCGCGCAGCACCCACGTACGCTGTGGCTCGGACCCGTCGGGCACGCCAAGTCCACGCTGGGCGGTCTCGTGCTGCCCATGTGGCGCATCGCGGGCGATCGGAACCGCCGCCTGATCCTGGCCTCGAAGACGTTGCCGCGCGCGCAGGACCTGTCCCGACGCCTGATGCGCGAGGTCGAGACGAACGACCACCTGCGGCACGACTTCCAGCTCGAGAAAGACCCGCTCAAGTGGAGCGAGACGCAATGGCAGGTCAAGCGAACGCGGAACCTGAAGGAATCGACCGTGACCGCCACGGGCCTCCTGGGCAACATCGAAGGTGTGCGTTGCGACGACATCTTCATCGACGACATCATCGACATCGACAGTTTGATGTCGGAGGCGGAACGCACGCACGCAATCACATGGGTCAAGAACGTGCTCCTGGCCCGGCTCGAGCCCCAGGGCACGGTCCATGCGTACGGGAGTAGGTGGCACAAGGAAGACGTGTGGGCGTACCTGGAGAAGATACCGGGCTGGAACGTGCGCGTGGACCGCGCGTTCGACCATTGGGACGGCACGCTCCTGTGGCCCGAACGGTGGTCCTGGGACGCGCTCAGGATGAAGCAAGCCGAGATGGGCGAGCTCGCGTTCCGCGCTCGTTTCCTGAACGAGCCCGTCGACCTCGGCGGCATACGGTGGCGCTTCGACCTGCACCAGATCTCGCTCGACGAGATCCGGGACAAGGGCTGGAAGCAGGTGAGGCGCTCGCAGGCTTGGGACCTCGCGATCAGCGAGAAGGTCGAGGAGGACCCGGACTACACCGCGTGTATCACGATGGACAAGTTCGACAACGGGCGCATCGTGTGGCTCGACGCGTGGCGCTTCCGATCCGACTTTCCGGGCCAGGTCAAGGCGGTCCAGTCGCACTACGCCGAGTGGAGCTCGAAGACGCCCGTGGACGAGGTCCCGATCGAGGACGCGGCGTACCAGCGCGCGCTCCCCCAGCAGGTGATGAAAGAATCGCACGTGCCGGTCGTGGCGAGCCCGGCCAGGGGGAACAAGGTGCAACGGCTCGAGTGGCTCGGCACGCATCTCGAGGCGGGTCGCATCCTCCTGCTGCGTGACATGAGGGGCAAGGAGGAGCTCGTGACGGAGATCCGCAACTTCCCCACGGGCAAGCACGACGATCTGCTTGACGCAGGTTGGCACGGGACCACGCGCCTGATGGAGGTAAAGCCCAAATACGGCATCACCGTTAGGCGCCGCAGGCGGTTGCGGCTGTGACGTTGCGGTGCGAAGCGTGCGCGGAGGGTCGGCATCACGAACACACGGAGCACAGCCACCTGAAGGGCGCGGAGATCGTGGCTCGCGGCGAGACCCTGCCAACCGCGTTCACGTGCCGTTGCACGTGCGTCTTGACCGCGCGCGCGTTCCACGCGGTCAACGGCTGGTACTTCAAACGCCTCGAGGACGGACGCGTGCGCGTCGTGAAGCGGGCGTTTCCGCGCGAGGACGCGTCCGTGGAAGCGATGATCGAGTTCGACGCGGACACGTGGGCCTCGATCGTGGCTTCGGTGACGGCCGAGGGCGAGAACGCGGGCACGTTCCAGGCCGCAGAAGGGCTGCACGCGGGGAAGCGCGTTGCCGTCGATTGAGGCGATCCGGGGCCTCTCGGGTCAGATCCGGGACGACACATTCGACGCGAAGCGCCTCGCGCGCGAACGCGCCGAGACGCCCTGGGTCCTGAACAAAAAGCTGGAGCCGATGCCGCTCGCCATGATGAGCGCTGACGACCTGAAGAAGCGGGACGAGCACCTCACGGTCGCGCAGCTCGGACAGGCCATGAACCCGAACCTGTTCGGCATCGAGTGCCCATACAACCGGAACGAGCACGGGCCCGCGCGGCGCCCGATCCGGTGCGGCGTCTGGAAGGATTGGGACGACTACAACACGTGGAGCGGGGGCGGGCACAAGGCGCAACGCTTCTGCAAGGAGATCTGCCACTACGGGCATATGTCGCAGGAGGACTTGACGCGGGCCAGGCTCACGATCGAGCACGCGCGCGCCCGGACCGAGGAGCGGATCGCGTTCCAACGCAAGCACGGCCTGATGCGCGAAGGCGGCCTCGGGATCCTGGTGCAGAACGCGCCCGCGCGCAAGGTCGTCACGTTCAGGCCCGACTTGTTCAAACGGGGCGGACTCTAAGCAGGCTTTTCCGTTCACGCGGTGATGGGAGGCCGCCGCGATGAACGCCCCACAAGAAGCCCGCCCCAAGAAGCGGTGGTGGGCGCGCCCGCCCGGGGACGCTTGGCGTCCAGCCGGGTACAACAGCACTTCAGCGAGCCGGGCCATGGCAACCGAATTGTATGGCACAGTTTTCCGACTCGCCGCCCGCCGCCCGCCGCCCGAGGGGGAGGCCGCGATGAGAAAGTGGATATCGTGTCCAGAGTGTGGGCGTGAATTGGAGTGATGACCGGATGCAGATTCACGCGGGCGATTGTAGCATGGTTGATTCTCCGCTGTCTGAGGCGGCTATCAAGAGAGGAGTGGCCGCCCTGGACTGGCTCTTGTCGCACGACACGAAAGGGAGGCCGCGATGACCCGGTGGCGAGAATGGAACTGCAGATGCTCTCCTCAGCACCGAGGAGCGTTGGGCGTCCAAGCCGACTTGCTGCGGCGCGTTCGCGGGCCGAGGCATGAGTCCACCTGCCCCGAGCATACACGCCCGAAGGAGAAGCCGCGGTGACCGCGCGGATAACGCTGCCCAGCGGACAGGTGGTTGTGGTCGTTGAGGCGACTCCGCCCGTGACCTGCGCCTACTGTGGTGCCGAGAAGGAGTGCCGGCCTTACAGCGAGGACGGGCGGCCAATCTGCTTCGCCTGCGCGATGACCCCGGAGAGGAAGGCGACGACCCATGCGAGATGGGGGGAGATGCTGCGATGACCGCCGAGGAGTCCGAGGCGATGCGGGGAAAAATCTGCGATGAGCGAAACTGGCTCTGAGCAGTTCAGCATAACCCCGTTCGATCCGGACAACCCGGACATGATGTGTGAGTTCTGCGGCGGCCAGATCTCGGCCGACACCAGGCGGTGTGTCAAATGCGGCGCGTCCATGCTCATCGTGGAGATCCCGAGCTTGGACGAACGAGCGCTCGAACGCTACCGCGCGTGCCTCAGGAGGCTGAACGCGTCGTGATCGAGAAGCGTTACGAGCAGTACATCTTCCCGCACAGGTGGCACGAAAATCCCGCCCCTGATTCCTGGTGTTGCCCATGGTGTGATCCGGTCGGCCTCAAGTCCGGCCCGATCCCGTTGAACGACCCATGTCCCAAGTGCGGCGCCATGCTGAAGGCTGTGGCTCTGCGGTCTGTGCCAGAAGGAGGGCCGGACGCGGCGATGAAGACGACGGACGCGGTGCGCGAAGGAGCCACACCGTGATCCCGGTCACGAAGTGCCCCACGTGCGGCACGGAGGTCGAGAACGTGTCCCAGGCCCAGGTCAAGCGGTTGCTGCGCGCGCAGGAAGATCGGGCGCTTGTCGCCTGGGTCGCGCTCATCCTCGCCATCATGTGGACCCTGGTCGGGCTCGCATTTATAGGCTGGACCCTGTTCAGGTGAGCATGGCCTTCCTGCCATTCGACCGAGCCAGTCCCAGAGCGCTCGATACCGCGGCCCTCATCGGGCTCGTCTCGGCCATCGTGTCCGGCGTCCTGTTCGTGCTGTGGGCCGGGCGTTAGGCTTAAGCGACGCGCGCCCCATGCGTGGGCGTGCTCGGGCCAGGCGGTGCCCGCGTGCTCACGCGGGCCGAGGTGGATGCGCTCACGCGGTCGAAGTCGGCTCGGCCGTCCGGCCTTGTGGTGCGTGTCAGGGCGAAACCAGGCCGTGCGAAACCGGGCCGACGCCTCGTGCCCGCGAACGCGCCGAACGCCGTGGCGATCGTACAGGACGTCGTGGACCGGAAGCTGGGAGAGAAGGCGGGCCGCGGCATGGCTGTGCTCCGCAGGTACGATCGGGCGCCGCCCGAGCCCAAGTTCGACGCCAAGCTCCTGCTCGGGATGTGCCTGATGGAGCCGTTGACGGCCTCGGCGGACCGCGCGATCGTGACGCAGGTGACGAAGCGTGGCATCAAGTGGGAGCCGAACTACGCGTGCAAGTGCACGGAATGCGGGACCGAGTACGAGACGTCCGTGCCCGCGTGCACGAACCGGACGTGCAAGCAATATACGAAGCCGATCCGGATGCTGGAGGCGCCGCGCGCCGAGCTCGCGCGCGTCGAGGCTTTCATGCGGCGGCCGAACCCGCTCAACACGTTCCTTGATGTGATCCGCAAGGGCATGGTGTACCAGCCGATCTTGGACCGCACGCATTGGGAAGTCGTGCGTCAGAAGGATGAGGACGACGAGGCGGCCGAGCCCAACGTGACCCAGATCTGGGTCCTGCCGAGCCAGCGCATGAGGGTGCGCATCGACAAGCGCACGGGGATGCCGGGCGATCCCAAGGAGCGCTTCTGCCCTGTGTGCGTGAGGCGCGATCCGGCTGTCGCGGAAAAGGCACTCGGCGTGGACGAGGAAACGTGCCCCGAGTGCGAGGGCGAGACGTACCCCACGGCCTGGGTCATGGTCGCGCCCGAATCAGAAGACGAGACCCCGGTCATGCGATACGCGCCGGGCGAGATCCTGTCGTACAACACGTGGGCCAAGGACGACGACCTCGAGGGCAACCCACCGAGCCTCAGCTTGCTGAACACGATCCAGCTCCTGGTGTGGCGCCGCCTCTGGATGCTCAAGACGTTCCAGCACGGGGAAGCGCCGGGCCAGATCGTCGGCTTCCCCAAGATGGACAACGACATCGTGGCCGGGATGTACGAGAAGGCGATCGCGCGCATCGAGGAGATCGGCGACCCGATGGGCAACGTCGATCTCTGGCTCGGCGTCGAGGAGATGCCGGGCAAGCTCGATCTGATGCCGACGCTGCGCGACATGGAGGCGGTGCGCGAGTACGACAAGCTCGTGCAGGAAGTGGCCGCGGCCATGGGCGTGTCCGACCTGGCCCTGGGCAAGTCGCAGCCGGGCCAGCTCGGGCACCCAGAGGAGCTCCTGACGATCACGTTGGACACGATGGAAGTCTATTCGTCCCAGCTCGAGGAGTTCCTGAACGGGCCCTACCTCGCGCTGTGGCCCGAAGTCGTGAGCTGGCACCTCGTGGTCGTGCGTCCCGACCTGAAGGACGAAGAAGCGTTCGAGCGCATCCGGACCGCGCGCCTCGGGCAGATCCTCCAGCTCGACGAGCACGGCTGGGATGTGCGCATCGTGGACCCGAGGACCATGGAGTACGAGACATCAGGCAAGCGGGAGACGGCCGCGCAGCCCGGTTCACCACCGCCACCGCGCCTATCCGGTAACAGGTCTGTTACCAAGCCCTCCCTTGGCGGTGAACGTTGAAGCTGTGCGACGCACATTGGACACGCGTGCGCGACGCGTTCGGCGCGACCGACTATCCCGACGTGAAACAGCGCTTGTTCATCCTGCAGCAACGGTTCGGCGTCGACCCCTGGATGATGACGGCGATGGCGACCACGACGTTCCTGTTCCGGTTCGTGGACCCGGTCAAGGTCGGGGACGATCCGATCGCGGTCCAGGCCCTGATCGAGGAGGAGGCGGGCGGGTGCCCCGTGTGCTTTGCGGGCGACACCTTACTCGACGCATCCCTCGAGCACGTGCGGGCCCTGATTGAGAGCCGCCAAGCCTTGGGTCAGACGCGCCCACTCTCGTCGTAGGCTTCATACGGCGGGGCCCCGATGGCGTCGCGTGAGCCTGAGCGCGCGCAACATACCCGGCTCGGACGCGGTGCGCGGGATCCGCACGGTGGAGACGGAGTTCGCGGCCGATACCTGGGACACGTACGCGGCGCGCCTCACGGAGATCGCGGAGGGCGTACGGAGCCAAGGTGCGCTCATGGGCGCGATCGAGGATGCGGTCGCCTCACTTCAGGCCGAGCTCCTGCCCGTGGCCCTGACGTACATGACGGACGCGTACGAAGCCGGGGCCAAGGCCGTCGTGATCGATTTCGACATGGGCGACGCGGACCAGGCCCTGTTGGATGAGATCGTGTCCGATCCGAACGGGATCGCGCAGGCCTTGGACGCGTTCGCCAAAGAGCAGTCGGACACGTTGACCGCGCTCGCCCTGGCCTCGTTCGAGGACCGGGCATTCGACCGCGACGTGTGGGACGAGGGGCTCGAGGAAGCGTTGGAGAGCGGCGCGTCCAAGTTCGACCTCGTCGCGCGCACCGAGAGCACGCGCGCTTCGAACGTGGCGCGCGCGCGCCAGTACGAGATCCTGGGCCTGTCAGACGAGCTCTACGCCTGGGTCACGGCCGAGGACGATCGCGTGTGCGAGATCTGCGACGGACTGCGTGCGGACGGACCATACACATTGCACCAGCTCGAGGCGCGCACGCAGGGCTTCCTCGCGCACCCGTTCGACCGTTGTACCCTGGTCCTGGTGGAAACATGAGGACACTCCGGCTGAAGAAGCACGACCCAAATGACTGCCTGACCTGCGAGACGTTCCAGAACACGCGCGCTCAGGTCGAACAGGCCCAAGAACGTGTCCAGATGCTCAGAGAAACGGAAGCTGCCGATCGGCTCCTCTTGCAGTTGGCGGAGGCATGGCGCGACCACCTATACGAAACGATGATCGAGATGAAAAAACCATGATGCCCGAGATCACGATCCGGGCCGAGACGTACGATCTGGAATACGCGATGCGCGAGATGCGGCGCGGCCTCTTTCCGGTCTGGGAACACCTGGTCGAACGGGTCTCGCAGGACCTGATTCAGAACGCGTACGACGAGGTCCCGGTCCGGACCGGACGTCTGCAGCGGTCGATCGGGGGCGAGCGCACGGGCGAGCTCGAGTGGAAAGTGTATGCGAAGGCGCCGTACGCGCTCTACGTGCACGAGGGCACACGGTACATGGAGCCCAACCCGTTCCTGATGCGGGCGGTCCAAATCACGGCACGCCGCATGAGCGGGTTCGTGACGGACGCGATCCAGGAGCTCGCGACGATGAACAGAGGCCGGATGTTCCGACATGAGATCTAAGCGCGTACACGCACACGTCTGGGGCTACCTCGGCATCGGCGCCAAGGGGCCCGTGCACCAGAGGTGCGTGTGCGGCGCGCACCGGAACGTGCCGTTCATGAGCGGCGTGCGGCGGCGGTAGGCTCAAGTAGGCCTCGTCCGATACGAGGTCATGCAAGCCTTGAGCGAACTCGAGCAGCGACGCCTCAACCATGCGCTCCTGAGCCAGAAGGAGGAGACGGCGAAACCGAGCCAAGTGCAGGTCATGCTGACGGACGCGAACGGCGCCCAGGTGGCCGGCGTGCTCGAGGTCACGGAGGGCATCGACCTGAGCGCGATCCTCGCGGCGATCGTGGCCTCGAGCCAGAAGGAGGCCCCGGTGTACGAGAAGCAGGAGGAGGTGCGCATCCCGCCCCGCTTCGACGTCGGGACCGAGGTCATGCTGAATATGCCGAGCTCGCCCGACGCCGAATCGCTGCACGGGCAGCACGCGACCGTGACGGAGATCGCGTACGACCCGCCCGCGCCCAACGTGCTGTATCCGCGGTACATCGTGCAGCTCGCGGACGGCCGCACCGTGCCGGCCGACGAATGGTCCATGACGATCCTGACGGCGCCCGAGCCCGCGGCCCCCGCGCCAGAACAGGCCGCGCTCGAGGCCGCACTCGAATCAGAGTCCGCGGTCGCGCCGGAGGAGGCCGTGCCGAAGGAAGACGAAGCGATCGAGCGCTGCGTCTCGTCCTTGATGGACCCCGAGATCCACGATGGCGGCGAAGCCTACACGGACGAGGGATTCGCACGCGACGCTTGCCTGAACCAGCGTGAGGAAGATCCTCAGACGTTCGAATCGCTCTACGGGAAGATCGAGGAACAGGCGGTGCCCACACAAGACGCGGCCAAACCGGCGTTCGAGGTCGGTGAGGAAGTGTTCACGCCAAGCGGAGCAATCGGCATTGTGCAATCAATAGACCCTGACGGCACCGTGCACTTGCTCGTAGGCGAGACCGAGGAAACGTACTCCCAGGACGACCTGCTGAACGTTTAGCGAGCGAGCGCAAGGCTCAAGACCCCGCACACGGCTTACGCTTCATGGCCGAGGCCGCGCTCGAACCGCTCCAATTGGACCACTCGAAGCTCATCGAATACGTGGACAAGGTCAAGAAGCGCGCCGTGGAGACGGGCGCACTCGAGGCGACCGAGTGGCACGTCCTGATCCCGGAGGCCGCATGGGAAAACGGGCGCGTCACGGACACATTCATCTCGTCGCGTCGCATCGACAAGCAACAGGAGAAAGTTCCGACCGAGGAGATCCTCGATTCGGCCCCCTGGCTCCTCGTGCACGGTTTCTACGAGTACCTGCACGAGGGCATCCCGATCGGGCGCTATCTGGGCTTCCGCATGGCCCTGAACCCGAAGACGAAGAAGATCCAGCCCCAGGTCAAGGTCGGCGTGTACTCCGCGGACTGGCCTCCGCCAGGCACGACGAAGGCGCTGGGCGAGCTGTTCGATCGCGTGTGGACCGAGATGCAGGAGGTGGGCACGCAAGCCGAATCCTCGATCCGCGGCACCTGGGACGCCGTGATCGAGTGCGAGAACGAGACGTGCCACAAGGTCGTGCGCGACATGGGCCTGTTCGCCGTGGGCTGGGTCGGTGCGATGCCGGGTGGCGCGAATCCCGATGCGGACGTCGCACGCGTCACGGGGGCCAAGAGCGCGAAGGACCCGGAGAGCGACCTGCTCAACGATGCATACCCTGCGTGCCTCGCGGACGCGGCCGACGATCAAGCTGCGCTCGAGCGTTGCCTAAGGCAGGCGCTGGAAGATGGAAACGTGAGCGGGGACCACGCCGAGATCGTGGACACGTTCCTGACGGACCAGGGCCTGAGCGGCACGGACAAGACGCACGAGACCGAATGGGACACGCTGCCGCCCGAGCTCGTCCAAGCGTGCGTCGACGGCTACATGGCGACGGGCTTCAGCGAAGCTGGCGCACGCATCGCGTGCTCACAGGAATGGCTCGACGATCCCGACGGCTTCAACGAGCGGTACAAACAGTTCGAGTATCCGGACACGGACACGTGGAACCGATGCACGCAGGACTCGATGAATGCGGACCCGAACGAAGACGGCATGGGACGTGAGGAGCTCGAGGAAGCGTGGACGGAGCAATGCCTGCGGTGGTGGCGCGAAGATCCGGTCTCGTTCGAGAACGATTTCGGCAAATCGAAGAACGGGGAGCGCGAGGAGGACTTCGGGTCAGGCGAGGTCCTCGCTCGCTACCGATACGTCCCGGATACGGTGATCGACGACTGCCTCGCCGGTCTCAGCCTGACCCGTGAGGGCACGTTCAGCCTGGACGACGTGGACGCTCTCGAGGACTGCGTCTCAGAACATGGCTACGACAAAGGCGCCGATGTGACGGACGACGCTGGCCTTGCGGACCTCCTGCGTGCCTGCCTCGGCTCCGACACGGACGATTTCGCGATCGAGGGATGCGCCCACAACTACGGCGTCGACGTGGACGAAGCACGACGTTTGCTCGAGGCCTATCCGGGCAAGGCCATGGGGAGCAAGCCGTTCGCGGGCTACTCGGACCATGACGACTGCGTGGCCCAGAATCCGCAGGCAGACGATCCCGACGCGTACTGCGCCGAGATCCGGCGCGAGATCGAGGGCAAGGATTGGAGCGACACGGTCCTGACCGCGATCGACGAGTGCCAGGACGTGCTCGACGAGAGCCGAGACGACGAGGACGCGCTCATCAAGTGTCTCGTGGACGAAGGCCTGTCCGAGAACGAGGCGATCGCGTTCGTACGTGGCATGAATCCGGTCTCGTTCCCGGCCTAACGCGTACGTTTCCTCCATAGAAGGTTGTGGAATAGCATCTGCCGTGGTGCTGCGACGACGCGGGCGCAAGCCTTTTAAGGTGCGCGCCCGGTATCCTGAATGGGATGACGATGCAGGCTAACGCGCAAGCCCAGCTCAGGAAGCCCGAGACTCCCTCGATCGAAGACCAGCTCAAGACCGAGAAGGAGACGAACACGAAGCTCGCCGGGACGCTGCGCGAAGCGCTGCGCGTGAACCGGCAGATGCGCGCCGTGGGCGCGGGCAAGGACGGGACCGCCGTGGACGCCGCACTCGAGAAGGCGGTGCGTGCGATGCCGGGCAAGGTCGTGAAGCTGAAGGCGGAGGAGTTCTGGCAGAGGTGCCCCGGCTGCTGGCTCTCGCTCTCGAACGCGTTCAAGGCGGGCAAGAAGTGGGCTGAGGCCATGGTCGATCTGCAGGCCAAGCTTGACGCGGTGACGGAACGCGTGAACGTGGAGCGCAAGGAGGAAGACGCGGTCGACCCGAAGGCCGAGCTCGCCGCGTGGGAGAAGACGGAAGCCGCGCTCCAGGTGGACGCGTGCGAGGGCGAGCGATGCGCCGACGGCTTCTCCAAGGAGACGGCAAAGCGCATCTGCGCCGCCATGAAGGGCGGGGTCGTCGCGCAGATCCTGCGCACGGGTCGCGCCAAGACCGCGAAGCAGGCCATCCGACTCATCGGGCACGAGATCGCGACGGGTCCCGTCGCGTCCTTCCTCGCGTCCAAACTCAAGGAGAAGACGACCATGAACGAGGACGAGACCCAGGAAAAGACGTTGGAGGAGCGGGTCGCCGCGCTCGAGGCCGCCTACTCCAAGGGAAGCGAAGTGACCGAGGACCTGGCCGAGATCCCGGAGCCGGACGCGGTGGCCGAGCTCGAGGCGCGCGTGGCCGCGATCGAAGCAGCCAAGGCGAAGCCCAAGGTGCCGGTCCAGAAGGTGCCGGCCCTGGGTCAGAAGGGGAACACGGCAACCGGGGCCGCGGTCCCGGAGGCCTCGATCGCCGCACTTGGACGGGCCGGCTTCAGGGGGCGCCCATGATCGCGCTCGGTGGCGGCCTCCTGGTCGCCATGGCCGCTGTCCTGGCCCTGACCCTGATGGTTCGGGCCGAGCTCGCGCCGCTCCACGTGGGCGCGGTGCGTCAGCGCGTGGCCGAACGTCGCGAAGCGCGGCTCATGCCGCGCATGAAGACGTTCGGCTATCACCGCTTCGCCCAGATCGACCGGCGCGTGGCCCCGCCCGCGCGCGGCCTGTTCCGTGGCGCACGCGGTCTCAACCGCCCGATCCAGACGAACGACGACTGGTGGTCCTACTGGAACGAGCAGCTCGTGGGCGTGGGCCGCAGGCTCGGCCTCGTCGATCCCAGCCTCACGGGCGCATCGCCCCAGCTCACGCTGAAGCACGTGCGGAACTACTCGAAGGCCGCGATTACCACGGCGGACACGGGTGCGATCAACCCGCTCTACTCGTTCCTGTCCTCGTCCCACGTGACGTCGGACCGGCAGATCCTGACCGCGCTCCCGCAGCAGGGATGGACGATCCAGGGCTGGCGCGGCAAGACCACGGCGGGCAAGACAAGCGCGATCGGCATCGGTGAGAACGCGGCGCTCGGCACGGGCGTCGAATCCGTGTGGGCCGAGGTGAACCCGAGCCCCAAGGAGATCGAGGCCGTGTACGACATGAGCGTGCGGTTCCGCGTGCTGCAGCAGCTCTCGGACGGGATCCCGTGGGAGCTCGTGCAGGACGAGGCCATGTCCGAGTTCCTCGAGGCCTGGGACACGGACCTCCTGAAGGACGCCGCGACCGCCACGGGCAACAACGTGACGTCCTTGGACAAGCTGTTCGCGGACGCATCGCGCGAGGACGTGGCGGGCTACGTCGACGGCGACGCCGACGTGTACAACCTGGTGCGCGACACCGACACGTGGAGCGCGGCCAACCTGAACGACAACGCGGGCACGGACCGCAATTTCACCACGTTCCTCGTGGATGAGATGATGTCGGAAGCCGAGCCCTATTGGGAGGACGGCGCGGACAGTCCCGAGGTCTGGTTCGGGCTCGGCCGCGACACGTTCGAGCGATGGTCCTCGTACGAGGCCACGAAGGAGATCGTGACCATGCAGGACGCCACGCTCACGCTGGGCGACGGCCTGCGCTACTCCGGCACGAAGGGCGGCTACCGGCTCCTGGGATGGCGCAATCGCGCCATGGTGCGCGACGGCAACGTGGAGAAGGACACGATCTCGCGCGTGTACGGCGTGCACAACAAGTATGTGTGGACCGCGATCGGCCTGCCCTTGGTCACGATCGTCGCCGGGGAAGACCCGGAGGACATGGTCTCCGTGGGCCACACGATGAAGAACGTGCTGTACGGCATCGTCGAGACCTACGCTGTCAAGTTCCCCGCGCTGTCGGAGCTCGCGGACCTCAAGTAGGTTCGCCCGTTCAGCCAGGGGAAGGAGATCAAGTATGCCACGGAGGAAGACACCGGAGGGCTCCCGAGTCCTCGTGGTGGTGCGCTTCACGGGACCGACGGCTGCCCCCGTCGTGCACCGTGCACGCTGCCGCGGTATCGTGATCTCGACCGATCGCGTCTCGGGACAGGAGACGGGGCGCGCAAACTGCCATGGGGCCGAGCACTACGCGGCGCAGGAGACCGCGGAGACCGGGCCCCAGTACCCGCAGCCCGCCGAGTACCGCTTCGTCGCGGGCCGGCCGGTCGACGTCACGTGCCCGGTGAACGCCGAGTTCTGGCGCAACAAGGCGGCCGCGAACCACGAGCTGTGGGAGATCGTGTCCGACGTCAAGCGCCCGAAGCCCAGGCCCGCACCGCCCCCGAAGGAGAAGGAGCCAGCGACGAAGGAGAAGGAGCCAGCGACGAAGGAGAAGACGCCGGTCAAGAAGGCCGAGGAACCTGAGCCGGAGGAGGTGGCCTGATGGGAAACATGGCCGTGACCTATTTCGACAACGCGCGCCCAGCGCGCATGGGCCACAAGGCACGCGTCGTGGTCGAGATGGCGTTCAGCTCATCGTACGCAGCGGCGGGCGACACGATCCCCGCGGACGATCGCGCGGGCGGTCTCCGCATCCTCGAGCACGCCGCGATCATCTCGGACGTGCCGGGCGACTTCAAGGCGGAGCTTGACTCCAGGGACGCGCCCACGAAGGCCCTGCTGCGTGTGATGAGCACCGGAGCCGAGGTCGCGGGCGCATCCAACAACACCACGCGCAAGATCCTCGTGGAGTACACGGGCTACAAGTGAGGCCATGGTCGACTCGGGCTCGGTCACGCTCGTCGAGCTGACCCCACCGCATCCGGGACAACCCGTCGGCGTGCTGAAAGTCACGCTTACGACGGGCGTGGGCGTCGCGACCATGGAGAAGACGCTCACGTTGGCACACAGGCTCTCGTGCTACATCGTGGCCGGCGCGTTCAAGGCCGGGGCCACGCCCCCGACCGACGCGGCCACATTGGCTGTCTTCGATGCCGAGGCCGACGCGGACGCGATGAACGACGCCATGATTACGGATGCCGGCGACGGTGTCGATCTGGTCGATTCGACCTACAACTACGTCGCGTTCGCCACGAAGATCCCGATCACGACGAACAAACTGCGGTTCCGATGGACGGCAAACGCCGTGAACAATGCCACGGGAACGCTCTTTCTCTATCTGGCGGCGGTCTGATGCTGGAACACGTGGCTGTGGCAATCCTGACAAGCGTCGGCGGCGCGGTCATGTACTCGTTCACGGCCTGGAAGCACCAGGCGTGGCGCGAGGTGAGCGCGTCCGGCATCCCAGAGCCGTTCATGCTGCGCAAGATGGGGCGCACACTCCTGATCAGCGTCCTCATGGGGGTCGCGATCGGTCTCGTCGCATGGTACAAGGGGGTCTCGTTCGCGTCGGCCGAGATCCTGCCCGTGACGGGCACGATCGGCATGGGTCTCACGGCCCTCGTGGACCACGCCTGGCTCTGGCTCAAGCGCAGGTGGGGTCATGCTCGGAAAGATTAAGCGGTACAGCGCGCGCGAGCTCGCTGTCCTCACGTACGAGAACAGCGTGCGTGCGAACTACCTCCTGCTCGGGATCTTCGCGGCCACCGTGGGCACCCGCTTCATTGGCACACCGCCTCTCGTCGTCATCTCGTACCTCGTGTCCTTCGTGGCCTTGACCCTGACTCTGTTGATCCTCGTGGCGAAGATCCGGCACGGGGTGCGCATACCCCTGCCCCTGCTCGCCATGGTCGTGACCGCGCTCGGCGCCCTCACCGTGCTCCTGTTCGCGTCGTGGAACGTGGACGGGAACCTGGGCAACGTGGCCGCCGTGTTCCGCATCGGCTTCGCGGGCTCCGCTCTCTGGTGGGCACTCACGACGCCCCTCCTGGAACGGAACCTGATTGACGGGGACGACGTAGCGACGCCTTAAAAGGCGAGCACGCGCATACCGGACCCAACGTGACCGACCTCTCGGGCTCACTCGCCACACAGGTCCTGACGAAGACCGGGAGTCCCTACAACGTGACCGCGCACGCGACGATCGCGGACGGCGCCACGGTCCAGGCTGAGCCCGGCGTCGAGATCGTGTTCACCGGGAACTACTACTTGGACAACATCGTGAGCGGGATCTTGCGCCTGATGGGCACGCGGAACGACCCGATCGTGGTGCGCGGGCGCGGCCGTGACATGATCGCGGGCCAGGGCATCATCTGCCGCGCGCTCACCGCGGGCCTCCGCTGGGACCTACATCACGTGCGTATCTCGGACTGCAAGTACGGGCTCTATCTGCCGGACACGGTCAGCGGGTACGGCGAAATCGTGCTCGACGACGTCGTGATCCGGAACTGCGAGAACGGGATCCAGATGGAACGGCCGACGTCCATAACGGCCACGTTTCTGAGCACGGACCCCGTGCGCGTCATGGGTCCGGTCACGATCGAGGAGTGCGGTATCGGGCTCTACAGCTCGCCATCAAACGCGGCGCGCACCGCCATCGCGCTCCAGTTCGAATCGACGGGCAAGCTCGTGTTGAGACGGAACCGCTTCGGGATCCTGACGAACAACTCGGCTCAGAGCCCGAAGGTCGTATTCCACAGGGCGACGGGCAAACGGGATGACCCGGCCGACGCCCTCGAGCTCATTGATGTGGGCCAGGTCCTGATCTACGACAACACGGTGGGCGCAGCCGTAGCCAGGTCCGAAGCCACGCTCGGCCTGTGGGAGCTACGCAACGTCTGGTGGGGGTCGGACGATGGCCCAGAAGATAGCGGATTCCTGGGTTCAAACTACACGAAGTTGAACGGGGTCGGGGACCGGATCGAGTCCATCCTGGAAGCGAACGCGGCGAACAACCTGAAGACGAACGTGGTCCAGCTCGCGCGCTACGTGCACGACCCAGACATCCTACGCGTCTTCTTGGGCGGCCTCGGTTCGAGCTACAATCAGGACCTCCTGAAGACATCCCGGTTCACCGATCTCGAGCTCGACGACATCCTGAAGCGGGCCGAGATGAAGTTGGACGCGGCAATCGAGCCGGGAATGCCACGCACGAAACGCCTGTTCGCGCGCGGCACCGAGACGAACGAGGAGCAGCCGTTGAGCACGAGCGGCGCCTACATCTTGCGCTACCCCATCGTGACCACGATGACGACGGTCCAGCGCAGGACAGGGAACGCGACGTGGGGCACCGTGAGCCAGGGCGAGGACACGGGCTGGTACATGGGGGACGATGACGAGCTCGCGGGCCAAGTTTGGATAAACCAGTCCTGGGCCTCGTACAGGCGGGCCGCGTTCCGATTCACGTACACGCACGGCTACGTGCAACCGCACAAAGTGCCCGAGCTCGTCGACATGACGTTGCGCGTGGCCGCGCTCGAGGCGATCGGGTCCGCGTTCTTTCCCAACGTGAAGACGGACGCGCAGACGATGCGGCTGCAGGCCGAAGTCGACGCGTGGGTTGCGCGGTGGAAGGCGAGGCGGACCGCGCTCCGTTTGGCCGTCGTGCGGAGGTTCTGATGCCGGACTACGGGACCACGGTCAAGACGTTGGTCGACACGTGCTACAAGCTGATGCAGGACGACGGACGCTTCCGAGATCTGCCTGCCGACGTGTACCATATGGACGCGACACGCGCCGAGCTCAACCAGACGCACGTCCTGACGAACCTTGACGACTATTCGATCGAGGCCGTGGGCGGGGGCAACGAGCTCTCGCTCGTGATGCTCAAGACGGAGATCGTGTTCCTCGATCCCGAACGGACCCAGCTTGAGCGCCTGTTCCAGCTCATCGAGGCCTTCCGATCCCTCTTGCACGGCAAGGAGAGGCTGAACGGGCTCGCGCAGGTCCAGTACGCTAACTTCATCCGCGCACGCACGGATCGAGCCATGCTCGAGCAAGGCATCTTCAGCGCGGCCGAGATCACGTGGCACGTGAGGTTGAGCAAGACGATCCCGTAGGTGAAAAAATGGGCGATGTGATGGCGTTCGAGGAGTACGCGCTCGTGACCTATTCGGAGGAGGTGACGTGGGGCACGGACCCGCTCGCGTCCCGCCTCCCGTTCCTGGGCGTGATGCGGAACTGGAAGGTGACGACGGACCACAACGTGGAGGCCTATTACGAAGGGCAGAACGCGCAGCCCCAGGGCTACATGGAGCGCGCGCGCGACGTCCACCTCACGTTCGAGTGCGACTTGAAGGACGATAACCCGGCGAATAGCCTCCTGGCATTCGCATTCGGCGGAGTCCCGAACGGGGGCACGGGCGTCGTGACGAACCGCCATTCGCTCACGAACCGGGACCTGCGCTCGTTCACGATGCAGGCCGGCATCGACTGGTCCCAGACGGACGAATGGTGGCGCGTGCGCGGGTGTAAGATCCGGCGTGCCGAGATTGACTGGAACTTCAAGCAGCACTTGGTCAAGGCCAAGATGGACGTCGTGCCGCGCTACTTTGACAAGCAAAGCACCCCCCACGTCGACATCAGCGCGATCTCACCGAGCGCATTGGCCCCGTTCGATCCCCAGGCACACGGCACGTACACGTTGGCGAACCCCACGATCGCGGGCATCATCGCGAACAACCTCAAGGTCGTGGTCGAGAACGGTATCCTGACCGACGGCGTGATCAAGTCCGGGGCCGCGTCCGACCGCTACATCGGGCTCGCGGCCCCCATCGGGACCTCCGTCTTCGTTGAGCTCGACACATATCGCTCGGTCGACGACTTCTTGGACCAGTACACGGCCGCACGCGACACGGCCGCGGCCGAGGTCGATTTCACCCTGACCCTGTCCAGGGCCGCGGCGGCTCAGTTCATCAAGATCACGCTCACGGACTGCCAGCTCCTGGGCGCGTACGATCTGGAGTGGCGCATGGAGAAGGGGGTGGCGATCGAGCACCTGCGGTTCCAGGCCAAGACCTGGCAGCTCGACGTGCTCACACCATAGGCTTAAGCGAAGCCCGCCCGTTCCTGAGCCCATGTCGGAGGCGACGATCGAGTGGCAGGGGCAGGCGCGCACGCTGAAGGTGAGAACGTGGTTGCACAGCGAGAAGCTGAGGGCGGACGAGGACAGCGGGCTCAGGCGGAGCCAGGCCGCGCTCGCCTGGTACACGCAGCACCTGGACGAGGTCCGCATCCAGCTCCAGCCCGACGTGTACGTGCGCGTGCTCGAGCGCGTGGCCGAAGCGAACGACGCTGCGGCCGCTGCGCGCACGGAGCACGAGATCCTGCGCGTGGCCGCGTGCCTCGAGTCACCCAAGCTCACGGCGGCCGAGCTCCGCGCGCTGCCACAGGACGTGTGGGAGCGCGTCGTGTACCACGTGGACGCGCAGCTCCAGCGGTTCGACGACCGCCTCATGCTATTCATGGGACGCCTGGCGCAGATCCTGCCCCCGGACACGTTCAAGCGGATCGAGGACGAGTTCCAGGCCGCGTTCAGGCCGGACGCACTAAAAAACTCGTCCGGGACGTGACGCGCGGCACCGCGAACGCGCCGATCTCGAGCCTGCCAAACCTGCCCGCGGTCCACGTCTTCTTGCGCACGCACCTGCCGCCCAAGGCGGGCCCGCTCGATGCGCAGGACGAAACATTCGTCGAGGACCTGATGGCTGTCCTTGAGGGGCTTGCGGAGACCGAACACGCCTGGATGCGGAGGGTGAACGCACGGCTCGGATAACGGCGGCCGTGCGTGCCGCACGCACCGTTTCAGACATCGGGAACGCGGCCGAAGGCGTGGGCAAATTCGCACGCGGCATTGAAGGATTTGGGATGAACAGCGGGATGCTGCAAGACCGAGTCGGCACGTTCAACACGCATACATTGCGCTCGCTCGAGCGCGATTTCGAACGCTACCACAGGGCCAACATGGGCATCTACGGCGTCGAGACCGCACTCGGCTCCGGGATCAACACGGCCATGTCGACCATGTCCACGCTGATCGCGATTCAAGAAGGTGTGCGCTGGGCCAGCATGGCAAAGCAGGGCACGTTGTGGGCACGCGCGGCCGCTCTGGTCGCGTCCTGGGGACCATTCTTCTGGATTCCGCTCGCGGCCGTGGTCGCGGCCCTCATCACGGTCGCGGGCCTCGCCGCGCAACACGGGTCCTCGTCACCGACCTCGTTTCCGGGCGGCAACCCGACCGGAGATAGCTCGAGCAATCGCGTGTACGATGTGAATAACACGGGCCAGAACCGCATGGCCGAGGTGGGCTGATGGTGTACACGGAGGAGCTCGAGGCGCTCATACGGGGCCGTGCCGAAGGCGTCGAAGCGTTCGACGAGGTCGCGGACCACGTCTCGAACCTGAGGCAGAACGTGCACATGGCCGGCGCGGAGATCGAGGCCACGACGCGCAAGACGGACGTGTTCACTCGGTCATCCCTGATGCAGCTCCGATCCGGCCTGATGGGCGTGTTCCGCGCGCTCGAGATCGTGGGCAAGGGAAACCAGGATTGGACGCGCGGCGTGCGTGGCGTGCAGGCCGCGATCCAGAGCTTGAGCGCAGGCCTCCAGCTCTATGACACGATCTCCAAAATCGTGACCGCGACAAAATGGGGACAGGCGGCGGCCGAAACGGCCGCGGGCGGCATCATCGCACCCGCCGTCGCGGGCGGCATCATCGCGGGTCTCGCGATAGTCGCGGGCGGGGCCGCGGCCGGCTTCAAGGTCATGGGCGAGGGCGGCTCATTCGTTGCGACCCAGCCCACGCCGGTCATCGTGGGCGACAGGGGCCCCGAGCTGTTCACGGCGATCCCGCTGGGCGGCGCACGCATGGGCGGTGCTCCCTCGAGCGTCACGTACGTCACGATCCTGTCGCGCCACCCGGACGCGGTGGGCGAAGCGTTCACCGAGCACAAGCAAGTGTTGCAGGAAGCGGGGAGAGCTTAATGGGCCAGGTACAGAGTCGCGCGACGATCACGCATCCCGATGTCGGTGACGGCGGAGACTCCTTCTTTGACATCGACGTTCCGGACGCAACGGATGGGCTCGTCAGCCCGATATTGGCGAAGACAGTAAGGACGGGGGGGTCGAGCGCGTTCAAGAAACAGATCCTGCTTTTGTTCCAATTCCCGGAAGCTCCGGCGGACTGCGATGTGGCAAGGTCGAACGAGGGCATCCTCACGCTGACGCTCAAGCTCAATCTCTCGGCCACGAACAGGACCGGGTCCGCAGACTACGCGTTTGATGAGACGCTCCGCGATTTCGAGGAAAAGGAGGTGTCGTACAGCAACGCGCCAGGCGCGGGCGCGAGGCTCGCTGACGTGGTCATTACGAACGTAACCGAGATGAAAAGCATCGTGATCACGACGCTCATCACGACGCTCGGGTTTCGATGGGGCGACCGCGTGTCCATCGTGGGGCGATTCGCCCCTCAAGTCGACGGCACATTCGAGGACGAATGGAGCTCGAAAGAGCACGCGACGGTATCGTTGCGCCCAGTCCTCGTCATCACCTATGAGCAAAAACCGGGGGACGCGATCGAAGATTTGAAGATCGCGGCCGCATCAGACGATCCCTCCCTCACGGACTCCGCATACAACAGGCTCACGTGGACACCGTACGAGGGGGACGGTTTCATCGCATACCGGGTGTTCCGGAAGGTCGGCGCTGGCGCCTGGGCGCAGATCGGGTCTGACATCACCCAGCAGGGCGCGGCGGAATACGTGGACCAGAGCGGCCTCACGGAAAACACAGTCATTCAATACGACGTCCGCCTCGATACGACGAAGGCGGGCGCGACCGGGACCACGGTAATCTCGTCGAACATCGTGTGGATGATTCGTGCTGACGTATCCACGTTCACCGTGTCAGACACGACGCCTGACGCGGGCCAGAAGATCACGGCCACCGTGGCGCCCGTCGCGTACGTCGCGACGCCATCGCCCGTGACGAACAAAGAGTTCTACGTCGCATGGGGCACATCGAGCGAAACGGACAAATCGGGCTCGAGGTGGAAGTCGGACGACGCAAGTCCTACACGCGATCACATCTGGCCCTACGCCACGACCCAGACGCCCAAATGCCGCATACGCAACAGCCTCGGCTTCTGGTCCGATCTGACAGGGCTGACCGCAGGCGGGCCCACGCTCACGGTGGCGAATCCGGGACCGATCGCGAAGCTCCTCGCGAGCCCCATGGAGGTCTTGGCGAACGAGAACATCACGTTCACGTTGGTCGAATCCTACACGAGGGCCGGGAACAAGGCGATGCACGCGAGCGAAGGCTACCAATTTGACTTCAACAACAACGGGGTCTACACAGACCCGGCAGCGCCACCGTATCCGGCGGACTCCGTGCAGGCCACGCCGACCAAGGTGGTCTCGTTCACGAGCGCCGGCTCCTATACGGTGCGCGCGCGCGTCAAGGACGTGGACGCGCTCGTGTCGGCCGAAGTCACGATCATCGTGACGGTATCGACCGAGGTCACGGTCAACCTCGATTCGGCCTTGACTGACGGCTGGGCCGCGATCGGGTGGGACTTTGGGAACAACGTGATTGTGGAGGAGGGGCCTCAGGCGAATGCGCTCATCGTGGCGGGCCAGAAACCAGTCTCGGTCAAGCTCAAGGGGATCGCGTGGCGCACGCTCGTGAACGATATGCCGGCCGACATCACGACGCTGCAGGACGTGCGCGACAACAACAAGCAGGTGCAGACGGCCAAGATCACGGGCACGGCCGAGAAAGGCCTCCTGCGCAACATCTCGGCCGCGCTCAAACCTCAGTCGGTCTCGGTCTGGGAGTGGACCGCGGACTTGGTCTTCAACACGTGATCCCATGCCAACCGTCTCGCCCGCGAACACGCGCTATGCCGACGCGCGCCGGAAGCGGCAGCAGGACCAAAGTGCCCCGAGCAAGCACGGAGATCCGCACCACACGGGCGGGCAACTCCATACGCAGTCGCACAACCACTCGGCCGCCGCGGACGGCACCGCGCTACTCCCCGAACAGCTCGAGGTGACGGGCGGACCCGTGGCCTGGCGCGGCGACCTCACGCCGCCCACGATCACGTCGAACCAGAACAACTACAACCCGACGGGGCTCGCGGACGCCGTGGTCCTGCGCCTCGCGAGCGACGCCATACGCACGATCACGGGCCTCGTGGGCGGCGCCGACGGACGTTTCCTCGTCCTGTTGAACGTCGGCGGTTTCAACATCATCCTATCGAGCGAGGATGTGCTGAGCACGGCGGCCAACCGCTTCTCCTTCGCCGAGTCCTTGACACTGGCCGCCGGTGACGGCATCGCCCTGGTCTACGATTCGACCTCGTCCCGGTGGAGGTGTGCGCTGATGGCGCCACCACTGCTTCCTGCGATTCCACTTCCAGGAGGCCCCGAAGGCGCGGTCCAATACAACGTGGCGTCCGTGTTCACGGGCGAGGCGGCCTTCGTCTACGACCAGGCCACGAACCAGCTCGATGTGCCCGGCGTTGACGTGAACGAGGACGCGGCCCTCACAGGCGACATCTCGGCCACGCTCGCCGCGGACCAGAACGACTACAACCCGGCGGGCCTCGCTACGGCCACGGTGATCCGGCTCGACACGAGCGGCGGCAACAAGAACATCACCGGCCTCGCCGGCGGCGCCGATGGCCGCCTCATCCTCATCCTGAATGTGGACCCGACCGTCGCTGACACGGTCACGCTGGTCAGCGAATCCGCATCGAGCGCCGCGGCGAACCGCTTCGCCCTGAACGGCAACCAGA